TTAAGTAGAGGGTGAAGGCCGGGATACCGCAATGCGGTATTCCTAAATTACAAGGCTTTAAGCAGTCTTGGCTCTGATCCCTTAATGTGGTATAGTGTTGCAATGCAATACATATACATATCACATCAAAGGACAAAAGCTGGTACCGTTTTATGTCGATAACATCGGCATAAAACCTTCCCACTTTTCAGCAAGTTCGTCGTATGGCAGGTCTTGCCAAAGACTTCGAAGTTGCTGTGGATCTATCCCTTCTAGGATTGTATAATCCTCATTGAAGGAATTTAGCACCTTTAATATTTTATATTGTGTACCGATTACTCGGTCAACATTATAATTTATATTCCCTTGGTCATAACATGACTTTTGGGCTAAAGATGCTAACTCTTTAGAATATTTATAGATATCCAATGGATCTTCTATAAATCTCAATTCAGAGGTAAGGTCTACGACCTTTTCTTGAATTGAAACTCTCTGATCAACGTACCGTCCAAAAACAATTACTTGTTTTGGGGACAGTATGTCGGTCTGACAGGATTCTAAAGCGATTGCATAATATGGATTACTGATGTCAAATAAATTGGCATCAGAATTACACAGTTGAGTTATCTCATCTGAGTATTCATCCATTGCATCCACTAGATCGAAGAGTTTATCCTCGAGGTCTTCTTTGTTTTCTAAGATGGTTATTATAGAATAACCAATCAATAGACGACATTGAAGTTTGGTATCCTTGATGAACTCAGTAATGAGTTCACTAGTTAACCAATTGCCGGCTGTTAGATAATCAAGATCTAAAGATTTCCATTGCGAACTAGGTTCGTAAAGAGAAATCAATAGATACGAGATTAACCAATCTTGCAGCTTATCGAGGTAGCTTACTTCGGATCCTTTCAACTTACGTTGAAGGGTCTCGAAGGACGTGGCATCCAATTGAATACCACGGCTACTACATATTCCTAAGAGTAATGGAATGTAACGGAAATCTTTACTTTTACTAATGACGTTCGGACTAATCCGACTTACATCAGTAGCGTTAAAGAAAGTTCGCGCACAGAACTCAGCAAATGAGTTTCCGCATACGAACTGTTTAGATTTAGATAAGTTTATTGGAAGATTAATCTTCTCATAAAACTTAGGGATTAAACCATCTGGATCGTAGATCCAAAGGTCATCCCCAACCTTACCATAACATTCATTATTAGGGAATAATCCCTTATAATTGGATTGATCCAGTATATAATTAATATACAAATGATCTGTTAAGGTTGCTATATCGAAACTTCCGTTAGTACCCATCCCTTGGCCTTGACCGTACTTTAAAGTACGGTTAAGCTTAGGGTAGTACCAGTTGCAGTGGACAGTTAACTGTCCCCATGCTTCTGCTAGTCTTGGAGAGAATAGTTTTCTCATCACGATCTTTTGAAGATCACGATGGAATCTATCTGTCCAAGATGAGATGTCATAAAAGTAAAGATGCTTTGCATCTAATTTAACGATATTATCGTTAAATCTTATTTCATCTCTATCAAGGCATCGTTGTTGAAATTTCACCATTTGGGATACTCCCAAATCTTGATCTTTCCTAAAGTCCGTTTTACCGAACTTTATTTCTATCACTCTTTGTACATGAGCCCGTATGGGTTCAAGTATAAGTTGTGACCAGAAATCAACGATGGCTACCATACGGGTTTTAAAACCCTTATCTGGTATCCTTGCCAAAGTTCTTAGGTGTGTAGTTTGCTGATCATTCGATTGCAGGTTTGAGTTACTTAGGTCTTCCTTGTTAACACTGTTAACAAGTGAGGTTAAGTAATCATATAGGTATTGACAATTTAATTCCTGACAGATTATTCTGAAAGGATGTATCAATACACTATCAAACAAGGCAACAGCTTCTTGAGTAGCACTCTCAATTTTGGGAATGCCATTCGGTCCGTTTCGATTAAGGTTGAAACGGATATTAAACAAATTGATATCACTATCAATAGGTTTAATATCAACCAACGTTTTAAAGACATAGTCTTCAAAATCGTTAAGAAGTTCTTGGTCAATTGGCTTAGATTTAGCTGTTATGGATTCAATATCCGCATCAACTAAACCTTCTACCATGCGAACTATGTTCAAAGTGGTTAGAATTACTTGATAGTATTTTGGAATCAATGATTCCTCTTTACATTCAAAGTAATGAGCTATCAGTTGAGTGAAATTTTCACCTAACTGAGAAGGTACCCTATGACTATCTGAGGTGGCAAGCCACCCCGGATTTTCTGGGTTCCGACCTTCGATTAGTGAAATGGTATAATTCTGTATAGTTTTATACCTTGCAGGACCATCGTTAAAACCATGGTTCTGTACTAATCGAGTGATCAAATCCCGTACATCATTTACCATATCCCTATAATAGGGAATTGAGTAGATGCCAAGTATTGAATGAAGCACTACTGCCTCATTCTGTAACTTGGGACGAAAGCTCCACACGGAGTGCGGGACTGTTCGTCTTGAGCTCTTAGCCTTGCGACCTGAAGGTTTCTTTGAAACCTTACTTTGTTTAGGTAGCATAAGCTTCCTCAATAAAGGTTTAGGGTTGTCAGCACTTAGTCACCGCATTGCGGTGGTAAGATTCTGATCCCCGGTTACTCAGACCAAAGGCCTGATC